CCGTGTTCGGCCTGAGCGGTGAAGTGGGCGAAATCAGCAGTTTGTTTCAAAAGGTTTATCAGGGCCACGAACTGAACGAAAGCGACCTGAGGAAAGAGATCGGAGATGCCGCGTGGATGCTTGCGGAACTGTGCACCGCGTATGGCTGGGACATGGAGCAGGTTTTCATCGAAAATATTGAAAAACTGCGGAAGCGGTTTCCGAAGGGGTTTTCAGCCGAACGTAGTTTGCACCGAGAAGAATAATCAGCGCTATAAGCGCGGCGGTTGGTATCCTCCTTGCCAATTCTTCGCCAACCGCGCCACCCTCTGGCGGCATCCAGCAAAGGGCGGCTGATACGTTGGCGGTCTGCGATAAACCGCACGGCGGGTTAAAAGCGGACAGCGATCCGCTACCCGCCGATTTTAGGAGGCTATATGCTGATTGACAATGCAGAAATAATCCTGAGATGGAGCAACGGGAAAACCGTTAGTATTGGCACAATAGACATGGAAGCGGACAAAGACGGTATGCTGAAAGCAAAAGTGAAACACGTTCAGCAAAGGCTTGGTTGGGAACTTGTAATAAAGGGCTTTTCACTGATGTTTATGGGCCGAAAGTGGAAAGAAACGCACGGGGCGTAAGGCATACGCAAGGCCACAGGTGGTGCAAGGCCACCGCGTCCCAACATTGAGCATGGAACAGCAAAGGCCAGGCGACAGCGCTACGGATAAAAACGGCTGGTGTTAGGCGCTATGGGTTCAATTCCCTCCGATGCGGGCAGTGCACGGCCCTCCATGCTCATTATGCAAGGGTAGCTCAATTGGTCAGAGCTTGATCGCGTGAAGGGATAGAGCGATTGAATGCCCTTGATGCGGGTTCGACTCCCGCCCCTTGCACCAACTGCCGGGAGGTAGTAGTCCCCGGGGTCCACACGAACTGCCCGCCGCTTGCGGCAAGTGTGGTCAGTAGTAGTATTAGTATTGTCATACCAAATGCGCAATTGAAACGCCATTCATTGCGGACGAAGCGGCCTACACTTTGCAACGGGTAAACAAACAATCACATTCGGGTTCATGGCTGGAACGCTCCGAACAACTCAACAACTCCCCACCCGTTGCGGATGCGTCCCCGTTCAGGCGACCGACAAGCAGCAAGGCCACGGCAACCAAGCGCCGTCTGCCGCGTATGATGACGATACGGCCCCCACCGGGAGCCTGTCCGGGGATGCAGAAAGGAGAACTATGGACGATCAAGCGGCAAGGAAAACAGTCAAGAAAATCCTGTTGTTCATTGCCCGCCAACAGGAGAAAAGCGGGCTGACAATACGGCAATTTGCGGATAAGGCCGGAATAGCGCGGCACTGCCTTTATCAATGGTCTGTGGGCGAGAACAGCCCCAACATCCTGAGCGTGGTCAAGGCGCTGGATGCGGCGGGATGCGAATTAGCAATCAGGAGGAAAGCCAATGACGCTGAAAGAGATGGTTGAACGGGAATGCGAGTTTCACGGCGCAATGAAGGATGGAACCATTGACGATGATGTAGCAATCTACATCAACCACGATATGCTCCAGCGCCACAAATGCGAAATCACCAGCACGAAGGACGGATTATACATCAACAATACACGCGTGTTAATCGACCATCGGTTGGGCGGTAACATCGTGCAAATATCCCTTGCGTGAGGTGGGCGATGGAAGAAAGAAACCTGATACGCCGCCCGGAAAACCCGGCAAAGGCGTTTCTTTCCCGGTACAAGTATCTTTGCATCCAGCAGGAATCCTTACAGCGTTCGATTCAGGCAGCCCATGACAGGGCGCTTTCGTGTACGGTGCGATTGAAGCCCATTAAAACGCAAGGCGGAAGCGGGGCTTATGACAGGATGGCGGAGGACGTGGCCGGAAAGCTGGACGCGGAGGAACAGCTTTCAATGGATTTGGGCGAAATCAGCAAGGCCCTTTCGGAAATCCGCGCCGCTATCAACAGCCTTCAAAGCGAAGCACAGAAAACGGTATTGACGCTGCGGTATATTGAAGGGCTGGAATGGCACAAGGTAGCTGTCCGCATTGGCTACACAGAAGCGGGCGTTTATGTGCTGCATGGGCGGGCGCTTCGGAACGTGATGAAATGGATGGATGAAAGGAGATAACAAAAATGGCAAATCAGGAAAGAGCGGAAAAAATTAAACATTGGATGGAAATGGGGCTTCAAGGGCTGGCAGAACAAATGTGGGTAACATGGAGCCAAAACAAAAAGCTGCGGGAAGAAGCACGGAGAAGAATATGCAATGCAAGAAAAGAGGACAAAAGAAAAGAGGCAAAATTGGAAGCATATGAAACGCTTCTAAAAGAAAATGAAAGGCTTAAAGATATTCTTCAAGACAACGGTATAAGGCCGAAAAAACTGGAAGTAACATATATTGCAGACGATTGCCAACATTGTCAATTCTATAACCGCTTAGAAGATGCCTGCGAAGGCAATATTTGGGGTGATGATTGCATAACAAAAGAAGTGCGCGAAACGGTATCTTTTTATTCGTACAAAATAGACGATGATGCACTTTCCGGAATAACGGCAGATTTCAAAGAAGAAGAATTTAATGCGCTGGAAGTGCGTGACGGAAAAACCGGAAAAGTACTTTATGAATATAAAGAAGAAAAAGAAGAATAAGAAAACTTTATAGCTCAGTATAGTTGTCAATATGGTATAGTGATACCGTCAAAAGAGCGCGAACAGCGCCCTTTTTTCGTTTCAGGCAGCGCCGCACATATATCAATATATTGGGGCGGCGGGGTTCTCCCTTGCTGGTGGGGGCAAGGAATCAGGCTTTAAGCCGTAAGGCATAAGGCGGCATAGACGGCGATAGCTACGCCGACAAGCGCGGGAAGGTGCTCCCCCGCGCTTTTTCTATGCCTGAATATAGGGGCACAATGAAAGGAGCGCCATATGAGCGAGTTAATTGTTTCCAGCGAGAACAGACTTAAAATCGACCCTGAGTTCAAAAACCTGATTCCACCGCTTACCACCGAAGAATATGCAGGACTTGAAGAAAGCATATTGCATGAAGGCTGCCGGGATGCGCTGATTGTTTGGGGCGATACCCTGATAGACGGGCATAACCGCTATGAAATCTGCACACGGCACGGGATACCGTTTGAAACAGCGGAAATGTTTTTCCCTTCGCGGGATGATGTAAAGCTGTGGATGATGAAGAATCAGCTTGCGCGGCGCAACCTGAACGATATGCAAAGGATCACAATCGTTCGCAAGTGTGAGGATTCTGTCAGGGCGAAAGCAAAAGAAAGGCAAGAGTCTACACAGTTTGGCGGTGGTGGAAACATTTCCACAACCGCATCAAAAGCCCGTGATGAATTAGGCTCTATGGCAGGCGTATCCGGGAAAACCTATGAACACGCCGTAACGGTTCTTGAAACAGCGCCAGCGCCGATTGTAGAAGCAACGATGCAGGATGCGCTTTCCATCAATGCGGCCTATCAGGTGACAAAAATGGGGCCTGAACAGCAGGAAGAAATAGCGCTAAGAATCGAACAGGGAGAAACGCCGAAAGAAGTTGTTTCCGAGGTTCGAAACCGCCCGCACGTTGCCAATAACAGCGGGAACAATGAATGGTACACACCAGCGGACTATATCGAAGCCGCCCGGGAAGTCATGGGGAGCATTGACATTGACCCAGCCTCAAACGACATAGCACAGGAAACCGTCAAGGCGGCAGTTTATTACACAGCAGAAACCAACGGCCTTGATAAAGAATGGCGCGGCAATGTTTGGATGAATCCCCCGTATGCTTCCGACCTGATTGGCAAGTTTATTGATAAACTGGTCGGAGAACTCCCGAACATTGAACAGGCTATTGTGCTTGTGAACAATGCAACGGAAACGGAATGGTTTGGAAAGCTGATAAGCCGGTCAAGCGCTGTATGTTTTCCGCGAAGCCGCGTAAAATTCTATATGCCAGACGGAAAGACGGGAGCGCCATTGCAAGGGCAAGCTGTGATATATTTCGGCGAACACAAGGAAAGATTCGCGGAAGTATTCAGCGGTAAAGGCTGGTGTGCTATTCCGGTATGATTTACAGTAACGAAAACCGGGGAATCATTCAGAACCGGGAACGCGCACGGCAGATTATTGATTTCAGCGGTATTCGATATGGAAACATAACGCCGACAGACATTGATGGATTTTTTGAAAAAGCCAATAAGGCGTTTGTGTTTTATGAATACAAATTGTCTGGAAACGATATGCCCGGAGGGCAGAGAATAGCACTTGAACGGCTTGTGAATGCGATTAAAGACGCAAATCACGAAGCCGCTTTGTTTCTCTGTGTTCACAACCACCAGAACCCACAAGAAGATGTAAACGCGGCGCAGGCAACAGTCGAGCGCATTTTCTGGAATGGGAAATGGTGGAAAGGACACGGGCTGACGGTTAAAGAACAGACTGATAAATTCATGTCGTTTGTTGAATCAGTCGGCGATGAAACAGAAGAATAAACAGCGAAAGGAGGGCGGCTTGATGGCTGCTAACAGCGGGAAAACAGCGCGGGGCCGCCCGTTTCAGAAGGGCCAGAGCGGAAACCCAAGCGGAAGGCCCAAGCAGACGCAGGAGCAAAAAGACGCGCTTGCAATGATAAAGGAACTTGCACCCGTGGCGGTTGAATGGCTGCTTGAAATCCTTACAAGCGAAAAGACAAAACCAGAAACACGGCTCCGCGCTATTGAAATGGTGCTGGATAGGGCATATGGAAAGCCTGTCACGCAGGAAGCGCCGACGGACAGCGCAAGAAACGAACTTCTTCTTTCATTGTTCGCCTTGGAACGGGGGCAAGTGCAATGATTGAATGGGGTGAAAAACAAAAAGCCCTGATTATGGCCCCGTTCGACCATACCATGGACTGGAACGAGGGAACGCCCAGAAGCGGGAAAACCACGGCGGGAACCATGCGCTTTGCCCGGCACTTAATCCGAAGCCGGGACACGCTGCACCTGGTGACGGCCTATTCAGCGGAGCAGGCATACAGGCTTATCATGGACGGAGACGGCATGGGCCTTTTGCACATCTTCAAAGGCCATTGCCGGGTGAGCCATGATGACAGCGGAGCGCATTTGCTGGTAAGGCTCCCGGACGGCGAAAAGAAGGTTTACTGGAAGGGCGGCGGCAAAGCGGACAGCCACAAGGCGATTACCGGCATGAGCCTTGGCAGCGTCTATTTCTGCGAAATCAACCTTCTGCATGATTCCATGATCCAGGAGTGCTTCCGCAGAACCTATGCCGCAAAAGACCGCTGGCACATTGCCGATCTGAACCCGCCGTCGCCTGCTGACCCGTGCATCAAGAACGTGCTGGGCGTGCAGGATTGCCGCTTCATCCATTGGACGTGCGCGGACAATCCCGTGCTGACGCCGGAGCGCCTGCGTGAGATCGAAACGGCCTGCAAGAAAAGCCCGTTCCTGTACAAGCGGGACTGGCTGGGCGAACGGGTGATTCCTGAGGGCGTGATTTACTGGATGTTTAACACGGAAAAGCACATCCTGAGAAACGCGCCTGATGATGCTG